ATCGACGCCATCCTCATGAAGGCAGACCAGCTTACCGCATGGGTTTCCGATGTAAAGGAGTACGCGCTGAACCAGGCGCTTCTGGGCGTGGACTACGGCCACTTCAAAGTGGTGGAGGGGCGGAGCACCCGGAAATATACCTCTGAGGAGGATGTAGCGCGGGCCGTTACAGACGCCGGGTACAACCCATACGAGAAGAAGCTCCGGGGCATCACGGCAATGACCACGCTCCTGGGTGGGGAACGGTTTGAGGAGCTGCTTGGCGGCATGGTGTGCAAGCCCCCTGGCAAACCCGCTTTAGTTTCCAAGTCGGACAAGCGTCCGGCATTGAAAAATACAGCACAAAACGATTTTATTGAGTAAAGGAGCATTTTATCATGGCAAAGTTCGTGATCCCGACCAAGGTGGTCACCGGGCCCTGCAC